TTGCCAAGCATCTTCAGGTTGAGGCACGCAGGCCAAACCGCAAAGATCAGCGCTCAAAGTATGTTGATCCCAAAGATGCGGTCATAGCAGCAGTCACGACCAAGGCATTCCCGAAAAAGCTGCGGGCGCAGTTCAGGGAACAAAACAAATCGCTTTTGGAAAGCAACCCATCGGCTTACCAAAAGAAATTTAAGAAGTTCGCCATCTCTCAGGGCTTCCCTTACGATGCTCGGGCGATGGCGCAAGAATTCGGATCGGCTAGGAACCCGGCTCACCCGTTCCTACGACCCGCGCTGGAAAAAAACGCAACTCAAGTTGCCAACAGCTTGGGCAAGACATTGGGTGAGCAAATCACAAGATACCGCACGAGGACGAAAAGATGAGCAAGATTGCAGCCGCACTTGGTGAGTCATACCAAGCCAAGCGGGAAGAACTCCGCATTCGCAAGTTTGAACTTGGAGGCCACACCTTCAAGGTCAGGGTTCCGGTCGTCGCCGAGACTGATGCCATCTTCAAGCGCATCAACGAACCCGACGAAGCCAAGATTCAAGAACTGTTCGACAAGCTGTCAAAGCCACTTCTTGAATTCAAGGACGACGCGGAAAAGACCGGCTTTGAATTTACCGAAAACGACATTCTGATTGAGGGCAAATCGACCCGTCAGACTGTCCGAACTCAAGTGATGACGCAAACGCGCATCACCGAATTCATCAAGCTGCTCGTCCCTGTAGAGGGCACGATGGCAGACATCACCTACGAGGACATCGAAGCGGAATTCCCGATGTCCACGCAGCTTGCCCTAGTTGAGAAGATTGCTGAAGTCATCTCTCCGACCTATCGGGAATCGCGGGGAAACTGACACGCTCGTTGAAGAAACAGGTAGAGGCAGCAATGATCTTCAACGGGCACACACAAGACTCAATTGCTGCTATCGACCATGATGTGATGGGCGATATACAGACGATGTATGCCGACGGGATGCTTGGCAATCACAACGTCATCTATCTATTGGGGTCGCTTGTCTCGGGCGTTTTCAACTACATGAGATCGGCCAACGCGCAACCGTTCTCGCTTGAGAAGGTGCTTGGCCCCGCCTATGATTACATCTATCCCCCGCTAACCGATGAACAGAAGAAGGCTCAAGCCAACGAGCAGCTTCTATCCTTTATGACGATGGCACCGGGCTTCAATAAAGAAAGGTTCAAACGTGGCTAACATGATTGCACGCTTGGGCGTATTGCTCGGGCTTAACACCGCCGAATTCAATCAGGGGCTTGCCGAGTCGGGTAAAAAGCTCGACGCATTCGTCAACACGACGAAGAACATGGCAACGGTGGCGGCAGGCGCATTCGCAGCCATGACCGTCAAAGCAATGTTGTTTGCTGACGAAATATCTGATGTTGCCAAGGCCAATGATGTAGCCATTGATACCGTCGTCAAGCTACAGAATGCCCTAGCCAACTCAGGCGGCAAAGCCGAAGATGCGGGCAAGATGTTTGCCTCGTTCACAAACTATGTGGACAAGGCCGCAGAGGGATCGTTTGAGGCGCAGCGCAACTTTGCCAAGATTGGCATTTCTCTCAAAGACCTTGAGTCCCTGACGAGTCAGCAGCTTTTCCTGAAGACCATCCAAGGACTTGCCGAGATTGAAGACCCGCTAACGCGCTCCGCAAAAGCAATGGAGTTGCTCGGCAAAGCGGCAAAGGGTGTTGACATCGCAGGCGTTGCCGAAGGCATCAATAAGGCCAATGATGTAACAGAACGTCAGGCCAACGCAATCAAGTTGCTTGCAGATTTCTACGACAAGCTAGGTCAGGCAAGTCGCAATCTGACGCTCAACTTTGTTGACTTCCTAGAGCCTGCGCTTCGCAGAATCAACGAAGGCTTGGAAAAGATGAGCGAACACGCCAAGTCAGGCACGCTCATTCAAGGCTTTTTCGGCACGCTCAAGAAAGACTTTGCAGAAATTCAAGTCAATGCGGCAAAAGAAGAAATTGCCGACATGGAAAAGCTGCTCAAAGACCCGAACGTGTCGGCGTTTTGGAAGGGAACCTATCGGGAGAGGATGAAAGAAGCGCAAGATCAGCTTGCCAAGTGGCAACCGATCCTTGCGGCGATGAACGGCGAACTAAAGAAGATGCAGGAGGGCACTTCGCAAGCCGGTGCCGGTCGCGGGTTTATCAATCCTCCCTTGGTCAAAGGCGAAGCAGGCCCGAAAGTCAGGGATGTCAAGAAGGGCGTTGACCCTGAAGAAGAAAAGCGCAGGAAGGAAGAAGAACGCGCAGAATTAGAGCGTCGTCGTCGCTTTGTGGAAGGTATGCGCCGCGCAGATGAAGAATTTGTCGCACGAGAGCAGGCGGCGATTGCATACGCAAAGTATGTTGATCAGATCGTAAAGGGCGATGAGGCTCAGAATCGGGCGATCACCACTGAACAAAGGTTGTTCAACCTTGAGTTGCAGCGCAATGAATTGAGGGAGTACGACTATCAATATGCGCGTGCGGTCATCTCTTTGACAGCGCAACAAGCCGAGGAAGAAGAAAGGCTTAGGCAGGCTGAGTTGCTTCCCGCAGATCGTGAAGCAGCGCAAGACAGACTCAACCAAATCTATCAACGCAGGCTTGAACTTCTCAAGCAAATCCGAGAGACAGAGCAACAGGCCAATCAAGACATCGGCGTGTTTGAAGGCTTCAAAAAGGCTGCGGGCGACTTCTTCAAAGAATTCCCGAAGGACATGGAAACCGGCGCAATGATGTTCGGTTCTCTGATGGGCAACATGAGCCGTGCGCTAGACGACTTTGTGCGTACCGGCAAGCTGAACTTCAAAGAGTTTGCCCGCAGCATCATCCTTGACATGATTGCCATTCAACTGAAGGCTTCGGCCATGAAGCTGTTGGCAAGCGTCTTCGGCTTTAACCTTCCCACGCGGGCAATGGGGGGCACGGTTACGGGCAATTCTGCTTACCTTGTGGGTGAGCGCGGCCCTGAACTGTTTGTGCCGCGCATGAGTGGCACCATCATTCCGAATCACAGTCTGCAAAGCGCAGGCGGGTCTACCAATGTCACGAACTACAACATCAGCGCGATTGATGTGAAGTCGTTTGAAGAACGCATCATGGGCAGTTCAAACGCAGTATGGGCGGCCAACCTGTACGCTCAGAAACGACTGCCATTGGGCGCAGGGAGAATGTAAATGTCATTCCAAACCATCGTTGACATTCAGCAGTCGATGACTGTGAACAACCGACGCACCATCGGTCAGCAAGTGACGCGGGGCGGGCAGATCAGGACGGCGCAGTACCTTACTTCGGTGCCGTGGGTGTTCACTATCGTCCCGCACAACTTTCTGTATTACCCACAGGTTCGGGATGTCATTCAGACCATCGACAACCTCGACCGGCAGACGGCGGCAAACATCACGTTTAGCGGCACTACGCTTTCTTGGTTCACGGCTTATCAGGGCGACCTAAGTGCAGGACAGGCTGCGGCTTTGACGCTTGCATCAGTCCCGCCTGCCAACTCGCAGACGATCACGGTTGGCAATCTTCCTGCCGTATCTTCCACGTCCTATGTCTTTAAGGCGGGCGACTTCCTGCAACTCGGCAGCTACGTCTACAAAGTCACGGCCAATGTGCTGCGTGGAAGTGCCTCAACGGTCAGCGTCAATCTGCATCGTCCGGTGATTGGCACACCCGCCACAGGAACGCTCACGGCAGTTGGCTCGTCTGTTTACTTCCCGGTGTATGCGGAAGTCTGCCCGACCTACACGCTCACGCCCATGACCGCCGGTGCGTTTGTGAATTGGGATGAGCCATTCGTGTTCCGGGAGAACGTCGCGCCATGACCACCACGATGACCGCGCTTAACAGCGCAAACATCCGACACGCCGAATTCGTCAAGCTGTCAGTTGGCAATCCCGCATCGCCAACCGTTTACACCTTCTGCAACGCTGCTGCTCCCGTGACGGTCAGCGGCATCACCTTTAGTTCGCTTGGGGCGCTGTTGGCTGTCGGTGAAGTGCAGCGGGATGTCAAGGCAACCTCGTTTGATATGTCGATTTCTTTGACCGGCATTGACCCGAACTATGTCGCCTTGATCCTCTCAAG